TGCGACCCATATTTAGTATGCAGGATGCTACTAGCTACAATAATTCAAAACCATAGTAGTCCAATATCACCAATGCCAAGTAATGGTTGATATATTGGGGCGTTAGTTTGTTATATATCCGCCTAACACGGGATTCAACGGTGTTGGAATTTAAAATGATTTAAATTGATTTAGATTTTTATGTTTTTATGTTTTTATGTTTTAATATATTACAATCATCTTTCAGGATATTGTTTTGTGCTATCTAGTAATTTTTGTTCTGAGTAGATATGTTTCATACTTAAGAATTTATGTATTTCATCTTTCTTGAATTTAATTTGAAAGATAGAATAAACAAGTTGATAATCTAAATAGGTTGGTGCTTTTATATCTTTAATGTCTTTTCCTGAAATCATTTCATCAAACTCCAGTTGCATCATCCAATCTTTTACTCGTCCCATATTTCTTTTTAACCCAATCTAATGAAACAGGCATTAAATCAAATTCACCATTATTATGCACATCATGTAAGACAAGAAAACCTCTCCAGTGCTTGTTGCCCTGTGGTCCTAAATAATCTTCATCATGCTCGTAACATGAGCCAGCAATAATAGAAGTTAGTAAAGCACCATCAGCACGATTGCCTGTAGTGATTTGAAGTCCCTGTTGGTGTCCTGCAATAGAGGACATACTTGTTTTCCTTAGCTGTGCAGCAGCGGAAGATGCTGGACGACCTGCCACCCCAGTAACAAAATAATGGCTATAGGCAATGCCATCAACAAGCACAACATCAAGGAAATTATAAACCTCCCACCCTTTTTCTTTGTATTTAAGTGCATCAATCGACAAAACCCCTTCCAATTTGGCATCGTCGTTAATTGCACGATTAATACGATTTTCATGGTTGCCTAAGGTTAGCACCATTCGCGGACGATACTGTTTTTCTTTGTTCTTTTTAGCTCGTGAGTTATACTCCTGTATAGGAGCTAGTAAAGCATCCATCGCATTGTTAGCGGCTCTAATGTCAAGCATATACCGCCTACCCTCGAAGGATTTCTTATTTACATCATAGCTAGAGAGACTTGGCATATCTGCAAAATCCCCCAGACACACAATTACTTCTGGCTGTTTCTTAACAATATAGTTGCCAATAGCAGTTAAGAAATCTGTGTTATCGCCGTCCCTAATTTGACAATCAGGAATTACTAGATGTTTCATGAATAACAGGTTCCTTGTTTCGCAACGGCATAGCACCATTTGCCAACAGGAAGTTAATACCTACATTCAAAACTAGGTCTATCTCTTGTTTATTTAATGTTCCTGAAAAGGTGACATTCCCATCTGTATCTTTTGTTGTAACTTCAATATTCATTTCTTTTTCTGTTTCGCTTTCTCTTTGTTTGTTTTAATTTTGTGGCAGGGCTTACAGAGAACCTGTAGGTTATCTGCTTCACAAAATAAGTTATTAATAAATTCGTCCCACGACTTATTATAGCCTATGGGTTTAATGTGATCTACTTGGATTTGTGAGGCGGGAAATAATTGTTTACAAGCCATGCACTGATAATGTTCCGCGATGCGGCCAGTGAGTTTGTTAAGTTGTTTTCCAACCTTTGCTGAATGCAGTGTGGTGTATTTCGGACCCCAACGCCTACTACCGCTTCGTAGAATAGACGTAACAAAGCTGTTAAATCGTGCTTCTGTCCACTGTCCATCGTTATATAGTTTTCGTTTCTTCACTAAAAGGAAATTTCCATAACTTGTCTCGTTCTCGTAGGATGTATAGACACTGCCCATTCATAAGCATTTCATCGTCATTGCTGTACATATCTCGTACAGTTTCAAACATTTCCTGCTCATTCAGACAATCGTCAATTACTTTAGCCGCAACTTTACCTGCCCCAACCACACCTTTAATGTTGTCAGAAACATCACCAGTAATAAGTTGTTTGTAGAAGAATCTAAGTCCTTCTAGTTCTGTGACGTTATACAACGAAGCTGGTTTAGTCCATCGTGACTCAGGCTTACCTCCTGAGATTTCCCATGAGTAATGCATACCGGGAACTTGGTTTAGGTCTTTATCCAATGTGCAGATAATTGTATTTTTAATATCTGCTGTTTGTTCAATACCTAGCAAGTCATCTGCTTCAAGAACATCTTCAGATTGTGCAGCATAAGCCTCTACTAGATAAGCCTTGC